CACATCGTCGGCGGTCAAAAGACGCAAGTTATCTTGGTTTATCGGAGCCGGGTTGCCGTTCTCGTCTTGCAAGTTCCACTCCTTTATCAATATTTCCAAGTTTGCCAAAATTGAGCGCTCTTGCCCTGCTTGCAATAAGCGCTCAATGTCTCCGGCAAGTAGTGTGGTATATACCACTACCTTTGAGCCGGGGATGCTTGGCAATTCTAATTCTTTTGTTTCCCTGTTGTCTTTTAGGACTGGTGCTGGTGTTGTCATATGCTCTTATTTTTTAGTAGCTGCTAATTGTGTTTATAAGCTTTGCGCTAATTTGCTTGCCAGTTGCAAGGTCAAAGTGCGCCTTAAAGCTTACGGTTTGCTTTATCACTTCATCAACGCCAAAGTTGCGCGTCAACTCGGTAAATGTGACTTTTGGCAACTCAACCTCAAATTTAGGGTGTGTCGCAATTCCTATTACAACATCAATATTTTCAACCGATAGCACTATGGCGCGACTGTTGCCCGCCTTGTAGTCGTTCATGTAGTCGGTTTCATTCTCCCATACCGCCGTTAGCTCGCCCTCAACCGTAAAGCTCTTTGCGATAAAGTCCTTTGGCTCGGCATTTTCGCAAAACGCCTGATCCTCCTCAATGTTCTTGCTAATTGACAAGCTGAAACTCTCAACTTTGCGCGGTGTTGCGTTTTGCGCGTTGGCTATTGTGTCTGCAATCTTTATGCAGATATCTTTCGGGCGGAAAAATGTCTCGCTTGCAGTTGCCGGGTTAAGTGTTGCCGCCACTCCCGGCTTTGCCAAAAAGTTTGCGTTATACTCAAAGTATTTGCCAAGTTCTGCCGTTAGCTCCAAGCTGGAGATAACGCCAAGCGCAAACTTGTAATCTTGCCCGCCTACTGGGTCGCTGAAAAACACTGTCAAGCTCGGGTGCGTTCCGCTATTTAGCACATTAAAGTTGTGTGTGTATGCGCTATCGGACGGACCGCTTGTAGAGAGCTGTCCAAAAGTGGAAAGCAAAACAAGCCCAAAGTGCTTGTCTGCCACAGGGGCTTTTATGTTGCCCTCTACATACGCCTTGCTAATTTCCGCGCCTGCCGTATCCGCGATAAATCCGCGCGCTGTGTTGTCTTGGATAAAGTCGCGCTTCTCGTCCACTGCTAGCTCGCTGTGGCTTATCCAGTAGCTAGCATTGCTTGCCGCTGTGCCGCGGTTTGTCTCTTTTGCAAGTCCTACTTGGACCAATCTACCTATACCTTTTGCCATACGCTATTTTTCTTTTTTATTATCGCTTTTAATTTTTTTCGACCTTTGCTCAAATTTTTTGAGCGCCTCGGTGTAGCTGTCCGCCTCTATGCTTACCGGCTCGCCCGAGTCGGCGCGGAAAACATAAAGGGTCTTGCTCTCCGGCGCTACGCTCTTTGTGCTGTCTTTGTCTATTTTAACCATAAGCCTTTATAAATTATAAGCCATTTTAACTAATAATGATACCGTAAACACAACGCGCCTTTTGTCCGCATAAACTACAAGCTCCGGCTGCGACACGCTCGGAAAAACTCCTAGCACATCTGGCAAGTTAAATGTCTTATCGCTGCTGTCAAAAACATTAAGAATCGCCTCCTGCAAGTTCTCCACATCGCCATCTGATAGATCGTCCCCCTGCATCACTACGAGCACATCAAGCTTAACATCTCGCACATTGTCGTTGTTTGTCAACATCTCGGCCGCCTCAACGGAGGCGCCCAAAACTATTGCGGCCGGGTAACTCGCTATGTCCCGATCAAGGTAATGCTCGCGGTAGTTGTCCACGATAACCTCTCCGAGTCCTGACCCGACTAGTGTCTGTAACCTGTTAACCGCTGCGTTTTTAATGTCAAATAATGTGCTCATAGTCTCGTTATCTTATTGTTTATTTTTTCCACCGCGCGCTCAAAAACTTTTACAACCGCCGCCTCGGATCTGTCTCGTATCTTTTGCATAAATCTGCGCGGTCGTATCACTCCGCCGGGGTGACGCACCATTTTAACCGGGTGCTCGGCTCCCGGCCAATAAAGCGCCTTTTTCCTGCGCGGCTTAATTACGCGCGGCGGTATTCTTGCCCCTTGATCTACCGCTGCGGCATAAGGCGCGGTAGGGAACCATACGCCTTTTAAGTAGCTGGTCTTGTAGCGGAAAGAGTGGAGCAAGTTACCGGTGCGCCATGGAACCGGGTTGTTTTTTAATGTGCGCTTGGCAAGCTCGGCTTGCGATGCATGGACCGCTTTTTGCAAAATCGGCTCTGCTATGCTTGGATATTTTTTAAGCGCATCTGCCAATTTTTTTGCGGTGTTTTTGTCAATTTCAATTTTTAACATAAGCGTTAAATAATAGGGCGCCTGTATCTGTCCAATATGCGCTTATGCATATCGTCCAATACATCTTGCGCCCAATCTACCGAGCTTGCCTCGTTAGCTTCGCGCATTTTTCCCGCCGCATCGCGGCGCCTAAACAAAGCGGCTACAATCTCGTTTGCGACCTCCGTAATATCGGCCGGCAACTCATGCTTGCTTGGGTCTTGCCAATCTATGACATAGCCGCCCGTGTAATCAACGCGCGCTGTGTTTACGCCGGCAGGTAAACTCGCATAAAGTCCCCACGGCTCGGCGTTGCCCTCCTGCATTATCTCATAATGCGCAGGGTCTAGCTGCTGCCAAGCGTTGCCTACCTTTACCTCCACTTTTTGCACCGACTTAACCGGCGGGTTTTGCAAATAAAGCACAGCTTGATCGGGCCATATAGGGACCATCTCTCCTAGATAGTCGTTGCGCGCAAAGTGTCGCGCGGTGTAGTTGTCAATGTAGCGTGTTGCTACATTTATCAAAAAGTCCAAATACTCATCATGCCCGGTCGTGCTTATTTGTAACCTTTTTTTGATTAATTCTTTTGTTGTGTAGGTAGGCATACGCTAGGCTTATTTATCTTTTTTGTCGTTTTTGCCTTTGTCATTTTTAACCGGCGCAACATAATCTTTACCAAAAGCTTTTACGCTTTTTTCGTCCATGTCTATTGTCTCGCCTGCTCTTATAATGTTGCCCTTGTAGCTTATTGTCTTTTTTACTTTAACTTTCATACGCTATTTTTTAGTGCTTATAATTTTTGCCCTTGCCCCGGGCAGGGACCGCTGCGCTCATGTTAAGCGCAATGGCCCCCGCCCGGGAGCCAAAAGACTAGATTGCCGCTGTCTTAATAACCGCAAACGCGTCTTTAATCGCAACCGCAATTGCTGCTGTTGCCTCAAAGGACAAGCCAACGCGTCCGGTGAGAGATAGCTCTCTACCTGCCCATACTCCGGACTCGTATTTGTTCATCGCGAGGTTGTCGCGCATGCCGTATGCCACGCCGACAAAATTACCAAAGATGACAAATGGCTTGTTTGCCTGTGTTGCGTCGGCCGTGCTTGGCATGTTGCGGTTGGTAAATACCGGGTAGCCGTAGATAAAGCCTGCTGGTGTAAGACCTGTTGCTTGTTTATATTGCAAGATAGCGCCGCTTTGCGCGTCAAGGTTGATCAATGGATCGCCGTTGCTGTTCTTTGCGTTAACTACTATCTCATGCCATACGCTAGAATGCATAACAAAGGCGCTGCCGTCTCTTGCGCTCTCGTCAAGAGTAGCTACCGCCTCATGCAACTTGTCAATGTTGCTTGCAATTGCGGCATAAGTTGTGCTTCCTGTTGGCAAGGTTACCGCCGCAACACCTGTTGTGTTTACAACTCCGGTAAATGGCGATCCGGCTCCTACAAGCGCTTGCTTGTCAACGGTGTTGGCAAACGACGCGCCCGCCAAGTAAAGCAAAAAGTCTGCAACATTAACATTGGCATTGCGCAATAGCGACTTTGTCAATGCAAATGGCAATTGCCCGTCTTTGGCATCAAGCAACGCCGCGTCAAATGCAATGCTTTGCACCGCTACCTCTTGGCGGTCGTTGTTGATGTCCTCGGTGTAGAATTGCCATTCAAGCAAGTTGCCGCTGTATGCCGGCACCTCTAACTTTTCGCTCTGCATTGGCCAGTATTGCGCGCCGAGTCTCGTTACAAGACCTGTTTGCTTTGCAATGTATGCAATAGCGTTTGCGGTCTCTTTCGGAACGAGGTAGCCACCGCGAGAATCGACAACGGTGTTTAACTCCTCGCCCGCTTTCTCTCTCAACTCTCCGGCTGTGTTTGCTTTTACTCCGGAAAGCTCAATTGCCGCAAGCGCTATTTGCGCTTTTTGTGATTCGTCAAGGCCGGTTGAGTCCTTGCCGTATGCGAGGCGCTCTGCGGCCATTCTTTTTGCAAACTCCTTTGCGGCTTTTTCCGCCTCT